AGCATAAAAAAAGACCCGCGTAAAGCAGGTCTTGTAAGTGTGAATGGAATATATCCATCTATATCACATAAGGTTAGAAACTTTAACGCGACGATAGTACTTGTTAGAGTTACGTGCGATAACACCTGGGTTATCAAGAGAGTCGCCACGGGCGAAGGGGTTAGCAACGATTCCGTAACGAGTCTTAAAGCCGATTTTTGGCTGGAAGGTGTTCTCGCCAACTGCACGAACCATCTGTAGTGGAACGTAAGGGCAGTAGAACAATCCGGCGTCATATGGGCTAGAACCCTTGTAACCACAAACGTAGTACTGATTAGCAGCAACGTTAGCAGCATATGGGTCGATGTAGACTCTATACTTACCTTGAAGAACACCAGCAAATGTATTGCCTGTGTCGTCAACGTTAAGGTTAGCATTAAGGGCTGGGGTATAATCCAGTACACCTGCCATGGTGAGTGCAGAAGCAACGTCAGCAGAGCAAAGGATCATGTTACCCTTTCCGCGACGAGTTTGCTGCGCGATGGCGTTAGCGTCTCTTTCCATCTGGAAAATAAGACCCTTAAATTTCTCAACACTCCATCTTCCGTTTGAGTCGATGTCGAGGTCGAATGTACCACCAGTTGCGACGTTTGCCTGAGCACCAGGAACGGCAACGTTATAAATGGTACGAATAACTTATCTGTTGATTTCAGCGAGAATCTCTGTGGAGAGAATGTTGGCGAGTTCCGCTTCAGCATTCAGTCCGTGGATTGCTTTCAAGTCTTGAGCAAGCTCTAGTGAGTACTCAGCTTTCAGTGCACGTGACTTCGCTGTAACGGTGACTTTCTCAATCGAGAATGCCATCTCGTTGAACTCATTGCTAGTACCGTCGCCAAGAGCTTCAGCATTAGCAGTAGTCATGCCATTACCTACGTTGTAAGTAGTAGCATCAGCTGTTGCAGGGAATGTACCGTCAAGAGCACCAGGGTTGGTACCTTGCTGGTTAGTTGTACCCAAACCAACGGCGGCTTGTGTCATGCCACCTGTTAGGTCAAAGTTGTTATTCTGTCCAGAGAATGCAGAATCTGCTTCGTTGTAGAATGCCTCTTCACCTGTCTGTGAAGCATAGCGGGAGCGCATTGCAAAGATAAGTCCAGTAGGACCGTTCATTGGTTGCACACCAGCCAAGTCATAAGCGACTAGGTTAGGCATCGCACGACGAATCAGGCTGATTAGCACTGGATCGAAGTTCTTGATACTAGTTGAACTAGTAGAGTTTGTAGGAGCAGCTTCACTCAGGAATTCTGCTTCTTCCTTCAAAGTTTTTTCTTGGTTCTCCAGAAGAACTGCGGTTACCATTCTCTTATGAGAATCTTCGATTTTATCTAAACCGTCATGGTCTAGAATCGGTGCCCACTTCTCCTGCAGATGTTCAGCATTGAACGATTGCATTTGATTTTTACCTGTAAAGTTTTAGTTTGATCTATAATTTAAAAAATCACTTTTTCGAAACGCGGCTCAGAGTCTGAAGATACGTATCCATCAAACCGCTTGGAGCTGTTTGAGGTGACTCTGTTCCCTCAGAAATTGTTTCTGTGTTTCTTTGTGTACCAGTCTTTGTTGGGAAATAAGATTCCTTCAAAGTTTCTAGTTTTTCACGATAAGATTCTTCACTTTCAAACTCAACATTCTCGGCAAGAGAAGCAAGTTTCTCCTTTTGGGAAACTGCAAGTCCCTCTGTGACATCTGCAAAGATGACATCAGAAGTAGACTCAGAAAGTCGCTTATTTAACGCAACATTCTTTGTGATTTGCTCATTGAGTTTATCTTCCATTTCATCAAGTTTTTCTACCATGCTATTGAGGACATCATATTTGTCTTCAGGGATTGTTACATAATGATCTTCAAATAGACTCTTCATTCCATTGAGGAATGATTCTGTCATTTCTGTTTTGAGTCCTTGCTCGACTTGGAGTGCATTTTCCTGTATCCACTCTTCGGCAACGTACTCTAGATAGGAGTCAATTCTACCAGAGAGTTCTTCTTTAATGGTAGCGACTTCTTCTACAAGAGACTTCTCGTACTCAGCCTTAAGTTCCTCTTTGATTTCACCAGCTTTTGTTTTAATTGCGGTTTCAAAGATAGTACGTGCTTTCTCTTGGAATTCTTCTGAAAGTTCTTCACCTTGAATAAGAGCATTGATGTCTTCTTCAACATCAATCTTATCTTCGGCAACAACTTCTTCTTCTTTAGTTTCCGCTTCGGCAACTACCTCTTCACCCTCTTTAGCGGGTTCTTCGGCAACTACTTCCTCACCTTCCTTGGCGGGTTCTTCGGCAACTACTGTTTCTGTTGTTTTTTCGTCCTCGGCAACAACTTCCTGCTCATCAGAAACTTTTGGCTCATCTCCCTGCTTAAGTGTTCCAGGAGTTGCATTTCCACTAGGGGTTGCTTGATCTCCAGCAACTGCTTTCGCATTTACTACGTCTCTAACTTGCTTAAGCGTCTTACCTGGTGTTGCCAACTGATTAGAGTTGTCATCAGGCTTAGAGTTTTCTGGGGTTGGCCCACCTAGATCCTCCCAAGAACCGGAGTTACCAGGGGTACTAACACCCGAAGCATTGCTTCCAGCCTTTGGCAATTGTTCTCCAGGCGCAGCATTTTTGTTTACTACGTTTTCCATTTCTTGTAATTCGTTACCAACGGACATTTTTAGATATTTGTTTAATAATCTGTATTTATTTATAGAACTTAGAGATTTGATAAGAAATCGTTAAACAGATTTAACTTATGCTCTTCAAGTCTTTTTTGATCTACTAGCGTATTGATACGCTTCTGTGTTTGAGTGGCAAGTTGTTCGCGAAGAATTCCTCCTTCCCATACCCACTCTTTACCTTCCATAATCCCCTGAACAAAAGCATCAGGTGCAGAAGGGTCAGCAACGATATCAGCAGCAGTTGCTAACTGAAAATCTTCACCTACAACTTTAGTTCCATCATGATCTTCTTTTAATGAACCAATACCACGAGATGAAACTCCAAGTGTTACACCTTCATTAATAAGACTTTGTGCTATCTTACCCATAGGTGTTTCAAGAAGTTTTGCTTTACCTATGAAATTATTACCACTTTGTCGAAGTTCAGTAATTTTATGAGAAACCCTATCAAGGTTTACTGTTGGACCTTCAGGATGACCTAACTCACCAAGAGCACGTCCTTTCTTAACGAATGATTCGTTATAACGTCCAACCTCTTTTGCAAGAGTATTCACAGGATACATTCTTCCATTACGGTTTTTAATTTCACCTTGAAGGAAAACACCTTCAATATACATTCTCTTATTTTTACCTCTTCCTTCGGTAATAAATTTAACCTTTGAAATCTCTTCCGTAATTAATTTCATTATGCGTCTCCTGAAATCTGTACTTGCTGAACATACAATGCTGTACCAGTACCTTTTGCAGCTACCTGGAATACATCTCTCAATTCTCCATCAGCATCGGTAACAGGACCTTGAGTTGAAGTATTGTGTGCTAAAGTAAGTCTAGTGCCAAAATATCCAGCATTTCCTGCTGAGTTTTGACTAAATGAACCATCATCAATAGCAGTAATTGTTAATCCAATTCCTGAAGTTCCTCCATTAATACCAGCAGGAACAATACCTGTTAATTGAACTTTATCACCAACCTCAAAAGGACTGCCACTTCCACCTGGGAAATCAATAGTTGTTGTAGTACCTGTTGTTACACCAACCACTTTCTGTGATTTTGGTTTACCTGCACTCAACGTTGCTGTTCCTCCTGATGGAACATAGTAATCAGCATTTCCTGCTGTTGGATCTATTCCAACTACAACATGGGCATCACCACCTAGTGCATGTACCCTAACAGTATCAGTAAAATGAGTCATAATACCTGATGTTGCTGTCGCTGTTACAATAGCGAAAGATACTCCGGCTCCTACTGGTTTATGTGCCATTATTCTTGATCCTCTGATGATTGTGGTTCAGTTTCAGTTTCTGTTTCAGGTTCTACTTCACTAAACATAGAAGATGCTACTACTGGCTTGTTAGTATCAACCTTTTCAGCAGCTTTTGCATACAATAAATCCTTAATTTTGTCACTAACGTCTGAAGCAGAACCGTCAGTGGCGATCAAATCTACAAGTTCTTCCATAAAAAATTAATATAAGTCCTATGCTTTATTTATATCTCAGCTTTCTTAGTGTCTTTTCCTAACTGTGCATTAGTAATTCCACCATCTATCTCTGGTTCTAATGGAACATCACCCATCATACCCATTTCATCTTCTGCAGGTAATGGTTCTCCAGTAATAGGATCTATAGCATTTGGATCTGGAATAGTTCCATCTGCAATTTCTTGCTCTATTTGCTCATCAATTTCTATAATTTCCGCATCTGTTTGACGAAGGATTCTTCTACGGACATATTCATTAGAATAAAATCTACCAATATAAGGTTCGATAGTAGCAAGAGTACCCAAACGCTCATTTATCATTTCAGTTTCTTTTAATTCAGCAAACTGATTATCATAGATGAAATCATATTGAATATGCTCACTAATTGTCTCCCAATCTTCTGGGGTAACAATATTCTTTAGGATAAGTTGAGTCTTCAACATATCATTAAACATTTTTGAGAAACGCTTTCTTAAACGTCCTACAAATCTTGAGAATTTAAGTTCATCTCTTAATATCTCTGATGAACGTCCTAAATTAAATCCACCATCAGTTGCAATTCTAGATTCTGGAACTTGCAATGAACGATAAAGCTTTTTCTGGAAATATTCAACGTCTGTCAATTCTCCAAGGTTTTGTCCACCTGGAAGTGTTGTTATTTCAGTTCCTCTACCACCTTCTCTACGTGGTAACCAGAAATCTTCCATCATAGACATGAATTTTCTGTCATCACGAACTTCACCAGTATTTGCGTCATATACTAGTTTGTTTCTATAACGACTCATTACCTCTTTAAGGTATTGTTCTGCCTTAACTTTTGGTAGATTACCAACATCAATATAGAATATTCTTCTTTCTGGTGCTCTTGATAATCTATAAATTACAAGACTATCCTCAATCATTCTAAGTTGATTAAGTGCCTTAATTGCCTTGTGGAGATATGAAAGAACTGTTCCTTTATTCCTATCTACAAGGCCAGAAGTTACATAAGTAACAGAATCTTTTGCGATTTTAACTCCCTTACTTCCACCAGGTTGATTACTAATTAAATTATTTGATGGATAATTTGGCTTTTCTGTATATACATAATATTCCTCAATTTCAGGAGACATTATTTTTGTAACGTCTTTTTCAGCATTTGACCTTACATTCATATAGTCATTCGTCTTCAGCTTCTTCTCTTGACGAACAAGCTTCATTTTCATTGGGTCAATATATCTTAAATCCTTAATCCCTTCATGAGGTTTTTTAATATCGATTACTTTTAAGTAATACAGTCTGCCATCAATATACCAATTCCTAAAAATTTCATGAGATTTGGAATCAAAATCCATAATCTCTTTAATATTTCTA